GTTTGGAATAGTGTTACTGAAAAATTTTCTGTGTATATTATTTTAGGTTATACATTTATGCTTGAACGTGATAAATTATATAATGGTGAGTTTGGTTATGATAATGAAGTAATGATTAAAGCACTCAAGTGGAAATATGACAAAGATGCAGTTAGTCATAGTTTTTATATATCTCCAAGAGAAAATAATAAAAGTTATGAAAGTGTTGCCTATCGTATGGGTTTAATTTATAACGAATATGTTGAAAGTTTACCACTTACAATAGATAGACCTGATGTATTAGACTTAGATAAGTATATTCCAATGGGTGATGTGTACAAAATGCAAATAGGTGTAATGGAAGAAAAGGTGAATGATGATAATGATTATTCATCTATTGAAGAATCTCTCAATGAAGCAGCATAGTATAAACCGAATACAATTAGGGGGACATCAACATCCCTCTTTTTTTGTATATGTGGTTAAATAGTAATGTCGCCTTCGGGGACACAATTTACACTCGCTTACTAAGGAGAACCATGACTAACATAGAGAGATATAGTGCTTCAGATCTTCCAGAACTAATGGAAAAGATCGCAAGAAACAGCATAGGGTTAGATGATTACATCCAACAATTTTGGAATTCAAACACAAATGCTAATTATCCACCATATAATATCGTTCACGTAAACAACGTTGAGTCCAGATTAGAGATCGCACTCGCAGGATTCAAAAAGAAAGAAGTAAAAGTTTACACAGAATATGGTAAGATATTCGTAGAAGGAACTAAGGAAAAGAAAGAAGAAGAAACTTATAGTCATAAAGGCCTAGCACAGAGATCATTCTCAAGAGAGTGGTCACTATCTGACGATGTAGAAGTTAAAGATGTAACTTTTGCAGACGGACTTCTTACAATTACATTAGGTAAGATTGTTCCAGAACATCATGCTAAAAAGGTATACCTTTAATGGTTAAAGGATACGATTTATTTGGAGACCACGGGAGAAATTTACCTACTCCTCACGGTAGTGGCACAAGACCTATGTATGCCGATATGGGCAAGTCTTGTAGACCAGATCCAAATCGTAAAATTGAGTATCCTCACGTTGTTGCTCTGTTTACTTTAGACTCACACAATACCAGTTATTTCTTCAAAAGAGAAGACAGTACATACTACTGGTTACATGTTCGTAAAGGAAAGGATGATGTGTACGTAGATGCAGATGAGTTACAGTTACATCTACTAGGAGAAGATCCAATTCTAAGCACGGAGTATATTATGAAAGCAATTTACTAGGGATCTTGACGATCCCTTTTTTTATGGTATAATATATGCAAGGAATGTAAAACTATGAGTATAAAACTCGCACTACTAAAATCTGGAGAAGAGGTAATTGCTGATATCGCAGAGTTTCGTAATTCTGAAGATGAATTAGTTTCTTATCTTTTTAAGAAACCATATTGTGTTAAGATTAAAACAAGTCAAGTTTTGGTTGAAAATGAAAGTAGACCAAAACATCAACTTGCATATTACAAATGGATGTCATTATCAAAAGATGATGATATAATTGTAAATAGAGATTGGGTGGTTTGTATTAGTGAACCGCTTGATAGTGTTAAAAAAACCTATGAGGAAAAAGTAAATGGAAGACGATCTAATGATACAGACGGATCAAGCGACGGACGAGATGGTGGAGCCAGCGAATCCTATCCAAGTATTAATCTTAATGAATCAAATGATTTTGATATCTGAGATTGATGAAGTCTTAGCAGATATTGGTCAACCAGATTGCAAATTAATAAATCCATGTGTTATAATAGATGGTAAAGTATCTAAGTGGATGTCTGACTTGACTCCTAATAAAGAAATGTTTATGAGTTCCGATAAGATATTGACACTAGTTGATCCATCAAAAAACATATTAGAAGAATATAAGAAGATTACTCAATGAGGTTTTATACAAATGTCCATCAAAGGTTTGACGAAATTCTTGTCCGTGGATATGAGAATGGCAAGCATTTTACTGCGAGAGAAACGTTTCATCCCACTTTTTATGTACCTTCGAAGAAAAAATCAAAGTATAAAACTCTCGAAGGAGAAAGTGTAGAACCAATTAAACCTGGTAAAATATCTGAGTGCAAAAGTTTTATTGAGAAATATTCTGGTGTAGAAAACTTTGATGTATATGGTAATGACAGATATATCTGTCAGTATATTTCTGAGAGATATCCAGAAGAGGAAATTAAGTTTGATATTAGTAAAATTAAATTAGTCACAATTGATATTGAGGTTGCTGCTGAAAGTGGTTTCCCTGATGTTTTTAATTGTGCAGAAGAATTATTAGCAATTACTCTACAAGATTATACAACTAAGAAGATAATTTGTTTTGCATCTCGTCCATTCAATAATACAAGAAATGATGTAAGATATGTTCAGTGCACCGATGAATATAATTTAATTGATCGTTTTTTAGAGTATTGGCAGACAAATACTCCAGAGGTGATTACTGGTTGGAACTGTGAGTTGTATGATATTCCATACATTGTAGGACGCATAGAAAGACTAATGGGTGAAAAGAAAGTTCGTAAACTTTCTCCTTGGGGTTATGTAAGAAAAAAAGATTTTGTTGTACAAGGTCGCAAACAAATATCTTGTGAAATGGCTGGTATATCAATTATTGATTACCTTGATCTATATCGTAAGTTTACATATACAAACCAAGAATCTTATCGTCTAGATCATATTGCGAATGTTGAACTTGGTAAAAAGAAATTAGACCACTCTGAGTTTGATACATTCAGAGATTTCTATACTGGGAACTGGCAAAAGTTTATTGAATATAATATCATTGACGTTGAACTTGTAGACCAACTTGAAGATAAGATGAAGTTAATTGAACTTTGTCTGACAATGGCATATGATGCTAAAGTAAATTATACAGATGTGTTTTTTCAAGTAAGAACTTGGGATTCAATCATCTATAATTACTTGAAGAGGAAGAACGTTGTGATTCCTCCAAAGGTAAGAACAGATAAAGATTCACAATATGCAGGTGCTTATGTTAAGGAACCGATACCAGGAAAGTATGATTGGGTGGTTAGTTTTGACCTTAATAGTCTATATCCTCATCTCATTATGCAATATAATATTTCCCCAGAAACATTACTTGAACAGAGGCATCCATCAGTCACAGTTGATAAAATACTTTCTGAAGAAGTAACATTTGAAATGTATAAAGACACTGCGGTATGTGCAAATGGTGCGATGTATCGGAAAGACATCAAAGGGTTCTTACCCGAATTGATGGAGAAGATGTATAACGAAAGAGTTATCTTCAAAAAGAAAATGATTGAGGCAAAGAAATCTTATGAAAAAAACAAAACAAAGACTCTTGAAAAAGAGATTGCAAGGTGTAACAACATTCAGATGGCAAAGAAAATATCTCTTAATTCTGCTTATGGTGCTATCGGCAATCAGTACTTCCGTTATTTTAAACTAGCAAATGCGGAAGCAATTACGCTTTCAGGACAGGTTTCAATTCGTTGGATTGAAAATCGAATGAACCGCAAATTAAATAACATCTTAAAAACGGAGGATATTGATTATGTTATTGCTTCTGATACCGATTCCATTTATCTTAATTTGGGCCCTTTTATTGACGCAGTATTCGAAGGCAGAGAGAAGAATGCTGAAGGGGTCGTTGATTTCCTTGATAAGGTGTGTGAAGTGGAATTTGAGAAATATATTTCGGATTCTTACCAAGCGTTGGCCAACTATGTAAATGCTTATGATCAAAAGATGTTTATGAAAAGAGAGAACATCGCAGATCGTGGTATATGGACAGCAAAGAAAAGATACATGCTCAATGTGTGGGACTCAGAAGGTGTAAGATACAACAAACCCAAGTTAAAAATGATGGGGATCGAAGCAGTTAAGTCTTCAACACCTGCACCATGTCGTGCTGCTATTAAAGATGCTATTAACATTATGATGAATGGCACAGAAAGCGACTTGCTATCGTTTATAGATACTTTCAAGACTGAATTCAATTTGTTACCACCTGAAGATATAGCATTTCCTAGGTCGGTCAATGGACTACGCAAATTTAAAGCGTCAGGAACCGTGTATACAAAGGGCACCCCTTTACATGTTCGTGGAACTTTGCTTTATAATTTTTATATCGCAAAGAACAACCTCGAATACAAGTACCCCCTCGTACAAGAGGGTGAGAAAATAAAATACATTTACCTACGCAGACCAAACAAAGTTAATAATGAAAACGTAATCTCTTTCCTTAATACATTCCCACGTGAACTGGGAGTGGAAGGGCAGATAGATCGTGATGCCCAATTTAAAAAAGCATTTCTCGACCCTTTACGAATCATCACAAATGTGATAGGATGGGAGACAGAGAAAGTATCTAACCTTGAATTTTTATTTGCATGACTTCATCATTTTTAAAAGGAATTGTCAAAGAGATTGACAATGAATACGCAGGTCTTCTATCTGAAGGTGGCGTAGGTGACATTGAATCATTTGTTGATACGGGATCATATATTTTTAATGCTCTTGTTAGTGGTTCAATCTATGGAGGTGTACCCTCTAATAAGATTACTGCACTAGCAGGTGAAAGTGGTACAGGTAAAACATTCTTTGCTATGGGTGTTGTACAAAATTATCTTGCAGAGAACCCTGATGCAGGTGTAGTTTACTTTGAATCAGAAGCTGCTATCACTAAAGATATGATTGATGAACGTGGCATAGATGGTTCACGTATGATCTTAGTTCCTGTTACTACAGTACAAGAGTTTCGGACTCAAGCACTACAAATACTAGATAAATATCTGGCATTGGACACAAAAGATCGCAAACCTATGATGTTTGTGTTAGACTCTTTGGGAATGTTATCAACATCTAAAGAACTAGCAGACAGTGCCGAAGGTAAAGACACTCGTGACATGACTAGAGCACAAGTTGTTAAGGCAATATTCAGAATTCTTACACTAAAATTAGGAAAAGCAAATGTACCCCTACTTGTTACAAATCACACCTACGATGTTGTCGGTGCTTACGTCCCAACCAAAGAGATGGGCGGTGGTAGTGGTCTTAAGTACGCTGCTAGTACGATCGTTTACCTCACGAAAAAGAAAGAGAAAGACGGTAAAGATGTCATCGGAAATATTGTCAAAGCTAAGGCAGCAAAGTCTCGTTTAACAAAAGAAAATTCACAAGTAGAAACACGTTTATACTATGATGCAAGAGGTCTTGACAAATATTATGGACTATTAGAATTAGGAGAAAAGTATGGAGTCTTTGAGCGTAAAGGAAATCGGATCATTGTTGGTGATAGCAGCGTATATCCTTCTGCAATACTTAAGGATCCAGAGAAATATTTCACAGGAGAAATAATGGAGAAGTTAGACTGGGCAGCGGGTCAAGAGTTTAAGTATGGATCATGAAAGTAGATTTATTTGCAGCAACAGTTCGTAAGTATAACGTTCCATCTAATGATGAATTTAAAACTCATTGGACTAAAGAATATAACGATTGTAAATTTGAAGAATTATCTCCATTAATTATGGGGTATGCTAATATAGATCGTGATTTACATGAAGCTTACATTGATATTGTGAATCAATTTATGGTTGACATTGGTGCTAATGAAACTCATAAGTATGGGTTCCAAACATATATTTTCAAATGTTTAGAGAAGGGAGAGAGTACAGATGCAAATGATTTTCTACCAAGTCACTATACATTAGTTCATTATATTAATGATTGCAAAAGATCTGATTTGTTTATTCATCCTGCAAAACAATTAGTCAAATCTTTTGATCCCTCTGGTGTTTCAGATTGGATATGGGATACAGGATTATATGTTAATGCAGGTGATGTTATAATATATCCGTCTTACTTAGAAACTGCTTCTCCTAAGAATGACTTGACAGATCCGAGAATGACAGTTACAGTACCTATAGTTTTGACGTTAAATGAGCAAGGTTGAGAATCTAGTACTTAAAAATCTTCTCCTTGATGAGGAGTATGTTAGAAAAGCTATGCCTTTTATCAAGGCAGAGTATTTTTCTGATCTCTTAGAGAAGAACTTATACAATGTAATTAATAAATATTTTACAGACTACAGTGCTTTACCTACAAAAGAAGCATTAGAGATTGAAGTTGGACAACTTGGAAATATATCAGACGAACAACATAGACAAACCATACAATATATCAGAGATATTGATGATGAGAAGTCAGAGTATGATTGGATATTAGATACAACTGAAAAATGGTGTAAGGAACGTGCTATTTACCTTGCACTTATGGAGTCAATTAAGATAGCAGAAGGTAATGATGAGAAGAGAGCTACGGGTGCAATACCTAGTATACTTTCTGATGCATTAGCAGTGAGTTTTGATAATCATATAGGACATGATTACCTACAAGACTACGAAGAAAGGTACGAATTCTATCATCAGACCGAGGAAAAGATTCCATTTGATCTGGAGTTCTTCAACCGCATCACAAAAGGTGGTTTACCTAACAAAACTCTCAATATTGCTCTCGCAGGTACTGGTGTGGGTAAGTCTCTTTTCATGTGCCATGTTGCTAGTAGCATTCTCCTTCAAAGTAAGAATGTTTTGTACATTACTTTGGAGATGGCAGAAGAAAAAATTGCAGAAAGAATAGATGCAAATCTATTGAGTGTAGATATACAACAACTTGACCAGTTACCTAAGATGATGTTTGATTCTAAGGTAAATAAGATTGCAAAGAAAACACAAGGTCAACTAATTATTAAAGAGTATCCAACTGCATCTGCTAGTGTCGGACACTTCAGAGCATTGCTCAATGATCTTGCTCTCAAGAAAGCATTTAAACCAGATATTATATTCATAGATTACTTAAATATATGTGCATCAAGTCGTTATTCAAAATTAGGTAATGTCAACTCCTACTCCTACATCAAAGCAATCGCAGAAGAACTTAGAGGACTTGCAGTGGAAGCAAATGTACCTATCGTATCTGCTACTCAGACCACTCGTTCTGGTTATGGTAGTAGTGATGTGGATCTTACCGATACCAGTGAGTCCTTTGGTCTACCTGCTACTGCTGACCTTATGTTTGCTCTTATCTCTACCGAAGAGTTAGAACAAATTAATCAAATAATGGTCAAACAGTTGAAGAATAGATATAATGACCCTACTATTAACAAACGGTTTGTGGTGGGTATTGACAGATCGAAGATGAGGCTGTATGATGTAGAACAGTCTGCACAGGATAGTCTCACTGATTCTAATCAGGACATTGAGATTGAAACTGTGAAAGAAGATTTGTCTAAAAAGTTTGCTAAATTAAAAGTGTAGAACATGACTATAGATTTTGATAAGTACTCTCTATTCGTGGATGCTGTCACATCCGATTCCAGTAAGGATTTTGTCTATCTTGCTGATAGGCTGGTTGAACTTGACCGAAAGGGTGCCAATATTGAACGTCTTACCACTGCTGGCGTTGGCCTTGCTGCTGAGTCTGGTGAGTTTCTTGAGATCGTTAAGAAGATGGTCTTCCAAGGTAAACCTTGGGACGAGCATAATCGAAAGCATCTTATTATTGAGTTGGGTGACGTTATGTGGTACGTGATGCAAGCTTGTGCTGCACTTGATGTTTCACTTGAAGATGTTGTTGCAGGAAACGTAGAAAAATTAAAGAAAAGATATCCTGGTGGAGAGTTTAATGTATATGAATCAGAGAACAGAGCAGCAGACGACAGATAATTAAGAGAATCTTAAGTTTATAATATACTATAACTCGATGGATTATGAATTAGAAATAAAAAATGAAAAATTAGAAAGTATGATTCATGTTTATGAGGAACACATAGATGTTCTTGAAAAAGAAAATAAAAGTTTAAAGTTACAAGTTGACTTTCTAAAAGAGCAACTAGCATACAAAACTTTTGGTAAACCGTTAGATTTGGAGGAAGAAGAATGAGTGGAGACATAGGATTAGAACAACCGATCATCTTTTATGATGAAGAAATAACAGAAGCAAAGAAGATTGTATTAGAGCATAAAGGTATTAAGTTAGCATATTTAGAAATAAATAGTCAAAAAGATGGCTGCTCGAACAGGAAATTTAGCATGGAGAGTTCATTTTCAAGGACTAAACCGAAATACAAGAATTAAAACTCCGAGCACTGCTGTATTTGATCAGGAAGGAAATAGATTAAATGTTCCGTTAATGATGGGAACTGATGTAACCTATATTGATAATCTATCTGGGAGTCATCCTAATGATTCACAGGGATCTTCTGAGATGAGAAAAAAAATTGTAGCAATACAAGTTAGTGAAGAAACTTATTATGTTGATGTAAATGATTTAATAAAACCTGCTTCATTAAATAATGTTGATTTAAAACCTCAAGAATTTGGTTTATCGGGACAGTACACTCTAACAAATTATGTCTCAATTTTGAAGTCATCAATTAGGAGTAGACAAGATATTAATGGGGATCTACAGGATTATTTGTTAGATTTAGTTGATTATGAGATGATGGGATCTGGAAATTTATCTGGATATAATACAACAGATCTTCCAATGGCATCAATAGAAAAAGAATTTGGTGAAGCACTTGGACCAATTTTTTGCATAAAAAGGGGATTAGTTGGCAAAGTGGATAAATCTGGTAAAAGTTATGGAGTGAATCAATCGTCACTAATTAATATTGTTGGTAAAGGTGTTAAAACAAAAGATTATGAATTAATAAACACTGATGGAAGAGTTATTAATGTATCAGCAAAAGGTGGTACAGCTAGTTCAAATACATTCAAACCCTCTTCTATAATGGAAATTGTAGATGCAGATTCAAGATTACGATCAAGAATTGAAGCATATGGAAGAACTCAATTGGATGTGATAAGAACCTTGAATAATAATAATGCACTTCTAGGACCAATTAGAGCTGCCAATGCTCTTGGATATTATAGTGCACTGTCTCGTTTTTTACCAAGTGCAGGAGTACGAAATCCAGACTTTATATCGGAAGAATTGCAAAGAACTTATGAACCTATGTTTTTGACTGCTGATACAGAGATAGCAAATAGATATCGACAAAAACAAAGAACAGGTGGCACATTCACATATAGAACTGTAACTTGGTGTCACGAAAATTTTTTAATAAGATATTCATTAGAATCCGCTAATAGAACAATTTTTACAAGAATTGTAAATGATGTTACATCTTCAAATTTATTTTTTGTTAAACTTAATTTTTCTGGACAGGCACCAACTTTTTCTGTTTTAATGCCTGGAAGTGGATCTATAAATAATGTTTACCTACGTCAAAAAAATACAAAGTTTGGTGGAGGTGGAGAGAAATTAGGTTTCCAAATATGAATGATTTAATTGAATCACTTAAACATGAATAACTTTATTTTTTATGACACAGAGACTTCTGGTGTAAAAGAATTAGATTTCATCCAAGTAATTCAATTTGCAGCAATTCAAGTAAACGATAATTTTGAAAAT